TGCAACTGGTACGAATATGAGATTGGTGCCTGGACCGCCAACCTGAATAGAGCCTGTGTTCGCTTTGAGTGTTCCTCCAGCGAAGGAAGCTGTAAGACCTGCATCTGGCGAGACGGCAGTAACAAGTCTTGGATTTCCATCGAGTGCCTCGATTGGAATATTTTGGTATGTTTGAATTTGTTGACTTTGATACTCGAGTATGACATTGTTGGCATACTGAACTTGGACATAGTATTCGTCTTGTATAAAGTGCTCTGCAATTTGCTGTTCACTCGCAGATACAGATTCATTGATAGCAGGAACAAAGTCGGTTTGCTGAACTTGAGACTCGCTCGCTGATACAGATTCAGATACAGCAGGGGCAAAGTCGGTTTGCTGAACTTGAGATTCACTCGCAGATACAGATTCATTGATAGCAGGAGCAAAGTCGACTGTTACAACCTTAGAATCGGTTGCGCTTGTAGTTTCATTAAGAATACCACTTGCAAAAATAGTTGCATCAGTTGCATCAGAAGCACTTGCATTTTCTATCAGCTCACCGACAGCAACATTTACTGCATCGACAGCATCACCAGCACTTACTGCTTCACTCTGAGATATTGTAGCAAATACAGTGTTTTGTACGAACTCATCAGAAGCAGAGACAGATTCTTCTTCATCGACTGGAAATACCGAAGGCAACGTAAATATAGCAGTCGGTTGTAGATTAGCAGTGATAACAATATCAACCTGCCCAAACATTTTTGTTCCAGCAGGGTGAAGGATCTTTTCAACAATATTACGATATTGTTTGAGTCTCGTTGTTGCTCTCAAGACATATGAGTATTCCTGATAATAATAATTGTCTTGAAGTTTTTTATCCCAGCTTAAGAAACCCTTTGTATCGAAATACGAACCAGGATTCTGAATAACACCAGAAACAACAGCTTCACCAGAACCATCATAATGAGAAGCAGTTGTTGTTGTGACAGTTTTGCTATCTCGGTCTAATGTAGATGTATCACTATCCACTTGAGTTTTTTGATTCGTAAACGTAACGATTTCGCCCTGTTGGAAAGCTGAACCACCAGATGTAATTTGAATTACTGATGCTGTTCCGGGGGCAACGTTCGAAACCAAAATTGCATCATAACCACGTCTTGCACCACTGTAAGATTTACTCGGTTCACCCAAATCAAAAACTCGTTGATTCTTTATATCAAGTCCAGGCAAAGTCGTATAACCACTGCCAACATCATTTATCCTAATTTTCGATATAGCACCAAAAGTAATATTTTCAAATTTGAGTGCTTGAATTAGTGTATTAGCAACATTAGCAGTAGCAAATTGCGATGTCAGAGTCGCCGTGTTTGGTCCAGCCTGAAAGTTCGGACCCTGGTTCAGAGGCACCGTAGCAACAGGCAAAATAGTTTGAACTGCTAGATTTGCAGTTGAAGTGTTTGCAATTGCGGTGACAGATAAATCAAGACCAGTTCCCGGTGAGCCACTCACAGTAACTATGTTATTGGCGCCAACTTCATATCCCGAACCACCGTCAACGATTCTAGCAGTTACAGCTGTTCCGGTCGATGTAGCTCTAACCACACCTATGCTAGCGGCACCACTGGTTGTACCAGTTATATTAAGTAGATCTCCAACATTATGAAAAGCACCACCATCCAAAATATCTATCTGAATCAAAGAGCCCGCTGAGGATAAAACTTCAGCAGAAGTTCCTTCAGTATCGGTTACAAGGTCACCGTCTATAAAATCGCCCTTGACATTATCAAGAGTCAAGACATACTGAACAACACCTTTGAGTTGAATACGATAAACCTCAAGAACTGTAGCTGTACCGCCGCTCGAGCTTGTTATTTCACGACCACCAAACTCGTCAATGTTTCCTGTAAATGGTGGACCAACAATTGCTGTAGTTGTTTTTATCCAACGACCGTCTGAGGCTCGGAGTATATCCTCGCCTGGATAATAAAATAGAACCTCATCATCAAACAAGGCTCTGAAAAGAGTTTCATAAGAATATTGAGATCCTCGTGACCGATAAAAATCTCTGATATATTTCGACAAAAGTTTCTTATCAGATTGTATGTTCTTGGGAATAGATGTCATGAATTCTTTACGGAACTCTTCGACAAAACTCTCAAGCGTTCTATCAATGTCGGTATAATTGGGTAAACTCCGAGCAGCATGAATCGGCATCGGACCATTAGCGGTCGATGCTTGTTCCATAAATTCGTAATATGCTTTGAGAAAATCAACAAAACGAGGACCATCCTCGCGCATGAACTCAGGAAACTGAGATTCTACAAGCGAGGAGATCTTTGTTACTGTGTCTTCTGCTCCGGAAATTGCCATATTTCTAGTACGATGTTATTGTTTGAACGCCAGTTTGATTCAGTGAAGCTGTGCTTCCGATAGTCGTTACCTCCAACCTTGATGCACGAAGATTTGAAATATCATCAACTACATCTACGATAGTATTTGAAATCAATAATATCTGATTTCTCACTGGAGAAATATTATATGAATCAACCTGAACAATAATACTTAGGTCATCACCAACATATGAATTTGGCAAGAAGTTGGTTATTTCAACCTTCCCTGTATTGTAATTTATAGTTCCTGCAGATAATTCGACATAAATTCGTTTGTTGTTTGCGTTATAATATATTCTGAGCTTCCCTTCACCGTCATCATCAAAATAACAATTTGCTCTTGTTTTATATGTAAATGCTGAACTGCTCACCGCATACTTATGTCCTGCATGCGGGTGATATATTGTACGATTGAACTGAATCGTGTATGTTTGTTTAGCATTGGTTCTTGGTTGTATCCTACGTTCTACTTCAACCTTTGCTTGAGAACCAACAATCGAAGGGTCGGCGTTATCTATTTCATCTAAGAACCGCGAAAGCCTAAAAGACCCCTCAAATGTATTAAGATTTGTGGTTTCATATGATGTAACTCTTGAACCAATTAAAGATGCAAGTTGAGCACCAGTTCTAGTTGTTTCATTTGGATCATACCGCACACTGATCGTTGGTCGGATATATAAGAAGGACGGGTCAACAAACTCAGCATCAATTGATTGGACATTATACTTGTTCAGAGTTTGTTTAATTCGTTCTTTTTCCGTTGCTGAAATAATATTACCAACCTTTGGCTTCGCGCATGCGTACACCTTACCATAAATTGGCGGATCATTTTGTTCGCCGCCCCAAACATTAACAGCACCGATGTTTGTAAACTCACGAAGAATGATTCGCTTATAATCTTCGACTGTAACAGCCCTGTTTTGGGTTTCATATGCACGAGGGGCATTATATCTAATTTGTTCTATTCCCTCTTCATAAGCACCGCCAGATGCTCTTCGTGCTATCGTGATACTGTAATCGGTTTCGCCCGAAATCGTTGCCGATGACGTAAAGTTGTTTGCACCATTGGGTCGGCTTCCGCTGCACACTCGATAATCGACTGTAACAATATCGTTGTTATCTGGCTTTTGTCCAATAACACCATCGCCAAATGTTATCTTATATTTCTTTTCTCTATCAGCCTCTACAAAAAATGCACGAGTTGTTGCCCCAACCGATTTAAGGTCGGATGCTCTTGTATATGTTTGTGCAACCCCACCCGACGTCACTTGAACAGAAATGCTTCTTGTATCGACTAGATCATTTGGTAGAATGAATGAAGTATTGGCTGCGGTATATACAAAATCGTGCTGAAGTGGAACACCTTCGACAATTTCTATATAATCCGCAAAACCATTGGTAGTGTTTGCATTAATAGTATATGTTGTTGGCGTGACAAACTCATATGAAACACCATTAACAGAAGCTGAAAATTTTGTATTCTTTTGAATAGTCAAAGTTGGGCTGACTTCAGTTGCAACTGCTGTGTTAAATGTAATCTTGACATTGGCGGTCGCTCCATACGCCGAACGAGGGAGATATCCTATTTCCTTCGCACGGGAGGCGACACTTTCGTATAGCTGCGCAGTATCAAGAAATGACTCGTTGAGTGCCATATTTGTGTACATGGCGTTATAGTATGTGTTGTAAGCAAGAAGATCCAACAATGTACCAATCGCTGAATCATCAAAGTTCATATCAGCGAACTCTGCTTTTCCTTGAATAAATGTCTGAAGATTTGATCTTATGGAATCAAAATCTAGACCAGTTACGGATATTGCTGTATTGGCTGGCATTAGCGAACTCTTTCTAGGATAAGCGTGGTTTCTACAGGCTCAGTCGAATTAATTGGTCGATATACAATATTCACACGAACATTATTTCCATCTGGGTTAGCGATCGCACGAACGTCTAATAGAACTGCTCTCGGCATATAGTTAGCAAAAGCAATCTCAACATCAGTTTCTATATCTGCCTCTGTTGTAGCATCTATCAGCTCGAACAGTCTTGCACGAATATCGCAACCAAAATCAGGCTTGTATGGTCTTTCAAACTTATTTGTCAGAACAAGATTCTTTACACCTTGCTTGACTGCATCATTATTCTTCTTCAAAAGAAGTTTGCCAGTGACAGGATGATTCCTAAACGACAAATCAAAATCTTTGTATAGGACTGTTTTTGTAGCAGCTGACATTTCTTATTTCTCCTTGATGCTATTTATTCAAAAAAGTCCATTTACATTTGATTTGTTTTACATTATAATGAGTAATGTCACGAGGGGTCATATTATATACTATAGATCACCTACAAACACATTCAATGACCCAGCTGCAGTCTGAGTATTAACATGATCTTCATCATCTTCAGCAGCAGAATCTGGTGTATTATTCACAACAGCTATTCCTTCAGCAAATACATTTTTCGAACCAGCTATCAATGCACCAGCACCATGACTATTTTCATCTCCATTCACAGAAACAAGTTTTCCGTTTGCAAAAACAGTAGATTGCCCACTGACGATTGTAGTTGCACCACAAGCACGAGCATCTCCATTTCTATGTATAGCTGGCATCAGGTCTGTATTCCACCAGGTAGATTAAAACCAAATATCTTCGATGCTCTTACACGAGCTGCTTCCTGTTCCTCTGGCGTTCCAGTGACAACAGGAACTGTACCTTCAGCATCTGCCTCAGCCGCTGCAAGTCTTCGCTCTTCGGCATCAGATTCTGCTTCCCTTCTTGCTTTCTCTTCATCTGAAATCGGTTCACCTAATTCTTTTTCCACAGCATCTGCTGCAGCAGAAAGTTTCTGAACATCGATATTTCCCATTGTTCCAGACAACAGATTTCCTAGACTGTTCTTTTCATTTAGTATAGAGTCCATAAATCCTGTAGATCCAGTTGCAGGCAAACCAGCGAATGGTGTTCCCTTTCTAGGAACTAATGTAGTTGCTTTGCTATCTGGTTTCGGATTTTCTACAAACTTACGGAAAGTATCTCCGATTTGTTTGAATTGATTTTTTTGAATAAACTTGGTCGCCTCTACATTTCTAGTTACATCTTGGATTTTCGTTTTGCTAGTTTTAGAAATTGCTTTCAGATCATCAACAGCAGCACTACTAATCATCTTTGCTAATGGAGCGAATACTGGCTTTACAATCGCTGGTGGCTCTGGTGGTGGTTCTAGTTTTTCAGGATCTTTTTCTGGAACCTTTTTGGGTTGAGCAAGCTCTTGCTCCTCTCCGTCGATTATTTGTATATTCGGAATATCGATCGATGGATTGAAATTAGGATTCGCGATCGATTCATACAATATTTTTTCTACATTTGTTCCAGGAAACTTATCCTTCAGTGTAGAAAATGATGCTCCAGCTGAGAGGAAGTTGAAACTTCCAATGCCCTTCATCAAACCTTGAACTTCGTCTTGAAGTTTTGTTTCTGGAACTTTTGGCAAATTAGCTGCTCCAGCAACACCTTCTTTTATTTTATTTGTTATTTCTCCGATACTACTGCTTATTTCGCCGAGATTACCAGAGATATTTCCTTTGATACTCGCAATCTTATTTGTAAGTTCTGATTGTTGTACATTTACTTCGTTGAGAGCTTCACTTATACCAAGAGGTGCCTTCGGAACTTTTCCCAATAACGATTGAGGGTTCGATAAAACTCCAGAAAAGCCAAGCATGTCTGTGATGTTAGCACTTTCAGGATTTGCAGCCTTGAATGCCTCGTATGAAGGATATGAAGGAACATCACCCAGTTCTTCGTCGTGCTCAGCCATTTCTTCCTCACTCGTTGAGATCTATTCTAGCACCTGTGATTTTTACATTTCCAGATGCAGACATGTTTATTTTACCAGAGGTTCCAACAACTTTATCTGAAACGATGATTTCAGTATCCACGCCAATAGTTGTTTTGTCGTTGCTTCCCATTATCGTTTCTTGTTTGTTACCATTGGTTGTTACATAGTAATCTTTGTTGATGCTTGAAGTTTCATCACCAGCTATGACTTTCGTCTTATCACCAGAAACACGTTCAAATTCATCGAGGTTGACTTGAGTTGTTTTGTTTCCTAGAATATCGATAGAATCGTTCTTCACAATTTTTGTGTAACGATTTCCGTGTACAGTTAAGTGATAGTCGCCACCGATTTCGTGAACGACATCGCCTTTGTTGTATATCCTAGCGTCACCTTCGATTGTTACATTTACATTTCCCTTGATTAAAACATTTTTGTCGCCAGCAGTTATTTCATATTCGTCACCAACAATCTTTGTTACTTTTGTTCCGTCAGGCTGAATTTCATAAAAAGTTCCTGATCGGTGATACTCGTGAATGCGCTCGCCATTTGGTGTATCATCTACTTCAAATGCATGACCACTTTTTGTTTGTATAACATGGTTTTGCGGAAATGTAGAAATAGCATCGCCACGTTGTGAAGGCTCGTTCCATGTTGTTAAACTTTCTTTGTCTCCAATATATGTTACACCAGCGACATCA